GTGTTGTAAGGAGAATGGATACACATTCCGTATTGCGAAGACCTGCCCAAAGGAATTGGAAAGTGAGAGAGACTTAAATTATCAATTCATACAGAGTTATAATTTAAGCGACGAAGATATTGAGAAGCTCATCGAGCCTACCGTCAGTGAAATCAATGACATCATTTCCGGTGATTATAAAAAGACTATCCTGTTTTTAAAGGGTATGTATATGAATAGCGAAAATGTTGCCAGTATCAAGAATGATTTTGCTAAAGCAATAATGATTGACGAGTCGATGATGAACGACCCATTTGTCAGAAAGAAGATTTACCAGATGATTAAGAAACGCATTGACGATGCAAAAGTCGGAGTGTTGCGTGTTCACGGTAATTATTCAATTGTTTGTGGAGACCCCTACTCTCTATGTCAGAGTATGTTTGGTATGGAAGTTACCGGTCTTCTAAAGGCTGGTGAGATTTACAATAAGTACTGGGCTGATTATGGCTCAGATAAACTTGCCTGCTTCCGAGCACCGATGACTTGCCATAATAACATCAGATTAATGCGTGTTTCTAATGATGATAAAATAAAGTATTGGTATAGATTTATGACAGCCTGTACAATATTTAATTCTTGGGACACCGCAGCACACGCACTGAATGGTATGGATAAAGACGGAGACCTCGTACTTCTTACCGATAATGAAGTGCTTGTGAATAATCTCATTGAGCTTCCTGCTCTTATGTGTGTACAAAGAAGAGCTGCGAAGAAAGTAATCACAGAAGACGATTTAATCCAAGCTAACATTAATAGCTTTGGAGATGAGATTGGTAAAACAACCAACCGCATCACATCAATGTTTGAAGTTCAATCTAAATTCCCAAAAGGAAGCAAGGAATACGATGCACTTGATTATAGAATTAAGTGTGGTCAGCTTTACCAACAAAATTCCATTGATAAGGCAAAGGGCATTATTGCAAAGCCGATGCCAAAAGAATGGTATGACCGAAACGCTGTCAGAGATATGGATGTTAGCACTCCAGAAAGTAGAGAGCTGCATAGTTTATATTTAAATATACTTGCAGACAAAAAGCCATACTTTATGATTTACATATACCCTACACTGATGAAACAATATAATACATATATCAAGAATACAAACAAGAAATGTATTCGAGAATTCAGAACAACAATTGCCGACTTGCTTGAAAAAGAAAACAGAACCCCTGACGAGGAAGCTTTTGTTAAATACTACTTACACAGAATGCCAGTAGGTATTGGTGACTGTGTAATGAATAAGATTTGCCGAAAGATTGAAAGTGCATTTGACGGATTTTTACGACTACACAGTAATGATGTAGATTTCGATTATACGATGTTAAAGTATGATGAGGAATATTGTTCGGCACAATACAATGCAATCCTCACACTTTATGAAGAATACATAAAAAGAACTCAAGACTATATGCAGTATGTTATGAAAGAGCGTATTGATGAAGATGAGTCCTCTTCGCAAAGAGGATTAATGATACAGGATTTCAAAAGAGAATGTGATATAGCTTGCCCGGACAGAAAACAACTTTGTAATATTATTTTAGACATATGCTATCAGCGCAATTGTTCCAAACAGTTTGCTTGGGATATTTGCAATGATGAGATTATAGACAATCTGCTCGTCAAGAATGGATATGTAATTCATTATCCAGTTATGGACAACGAGGGAGACATACGATATGGCGGTAAGTCATTCAGCTTATGTAGCCAGAAAATTGGAGGCGATGTACAATAAGTATTGTATTAAACGAAAGAGAGTATGCTGAGTCCATACTCTCTTATAAGACAACAACAAAGAAGCCGTCCGAAGCACTTAGTATAATTTCCAGATATCTTTATGCAAACGGCTACAAGCCAAATGAGATTGCTCAACGGTTAGAAGACTATATCATTAGGATTGATGAGAATGCATCTATTCCCAAGTGGCAACAAACAATTGACAGATATGCAAACACTGCTGATAGATATTCGCTTGTAGAGATTGAAAGCGTACCTATTACGCAGAGTGAGCTTGACACAATTGCAACAATAAGTAGTAAGCCACTAAAACGACTTGCATTTACATTGTTATGTGTCGCAAAGTTTTACAACATCAGTAATCCACACAACAATAACTGGACTAACAAACCAGACCGTGAGATTTTTAAGCTTGCCAATATACAAACATCATCTATGAGACAGTCGCTTATGATGAATGATTTGTATTCGCTCGGTCTCATTGGGTATAGTAAGTTAGTCGATAATATAAATGTGAGTGTCAAATTCATTGACGACAATAGTGATATAGTGTTATACATATCGGACTTTCGCAACTTAGGTTTTCAGTATCTTAAATATACAGGAGACACATCATTCACCGAATGCGAATCTTGCGGATTGGTAATGAAAAGAACTTCAAATAGATTGAAGTACTGCCCTGATTGTGCTATTGATATTGATAGAGCCAAATCAGCAGAGCGTTGGAGAAAGTCCATAGAAGTAAGAAGTGCGGTGTAACTTATTCGCCAAACTTCGATTTAGAACTTGTTTCATACCCCTTGAAAACCCAGTATTTATGCGGGTTTCGAGGGGTTGTTTTTATTTTGTCAAAATTTCTATTAGTGATAGAAAATAAAAGAATTATTCGACTATTGGAACGAAAGGATGATTAAATGCAATTAGAAAGATATGCTGACGAAAGTGATTTCGAATATAAGCTTAGACTTTGCAAGGCTAAGATAAATAAAGAAATTGATTTGGAGTGGCAGGAAATTGTTGACTTACTTGGTATAGATGTTCACTATGACCACTTACGAAAGACAGCATACGGTCTTATTGAGTATGATAATTACATCAATTCCTTAAACGGGGTTGCTACTAAGATATTATCAATTTCTGACCTTCATGTTCCATATCAAAAGCCTATTGAAACTTTCAAGGACTACTGCGGAAACATTGATATATTACAAATCAATGGAGATGTGTGTGACTGTCAGGCAATTTCTCGATTTCCTAAAGCTTACAGGATTAGTCCTATGGAAGAATTAATTGAAACAAGACAATATCTTATTGACTTAATTGACTTCTTAAAGCCAAGACAGGTCGTTATCAACTACGGCAATCACGATTTAAGATTTCAAAATTACTTTGCCAAAAATCTCGATACAGATTTACTTGAGCTTATGCCCAAGTCATCTTTGGAACTCATCTTCGTTGATGGTTTTAAGCACTATAACAAAAGAGAGAGGACTAAGGTTGAGTATGAACCACTCACTAAAGTTATTGAAGGTGTTGAGATAACATACACAGATAATTGGTTCTGTCAAATCGGACAGACTATCTTCTGTCACCCACTTGCTTATTCTTCACAGATGATGAAAACTTCTGAAAATGCACTGACATACTTCAGAAATGAAGGATACAACTTCACATCATTAGTTATGGCTCATACTCACAGAGTCGGAGAATATGTTGTTGGCAACACAACCCTATACGAACAAGGGGCTTGTTGCGAAACAAAAGAAAACAACTACGGAGACGGCAGACTTACCAAGTCACAAAAAGAAGGATTTATCTTTATTGCACAAGATAAAAACGGAAAGATATTGAGAGACAAAACTGAACTTGTTTGCTTGAACTAATACATATAACAAAGCCCCGACTATAAGGTCGGGGTTATATACTGCGGGGTAGAGCAGATGGTTAGCTCGCCAGCCTCATAAGCTGGAGGTCGCGGGTTCGACTCCCGCCCCCGCAACCAATATGGAGCCATCGTCTAATGGCACAGGACATAACCCTTTCAAGGTTATAATGATGGGTTCAATTCCCTCTGGCTTCACCACTCGGAACTGTAGCTTAAGCGGTCTGAGCGTTGGACTGAAAATCCAAAGGATGAAGGTTCGACACCTTCCGGTTCCACCATATATGGGTAGGTAGCGAAGTCTGGTCAAACGCGGCAGACTGTAAATCTGTTCCCATTTGGGTTCGTTGGTTCAAATCCAACCCTGCCCACCAACATTCACTAAACAATAAGGAGGTGGCTTGTGTGCCACGCAAAACAAAAATGAACGACATAACAAGCCCTGAATTGATTGCTAATATATTACCTGAGAACAAACGATTAAAGCAGGACTTTATTTCATACTTACAATCAATACAGCGTAGTCCACAAACTATACACGGATATAGTAATGACTTAGATATATTCTTTGTATGGAACTTGAAATATAACGGCAACAAATTCTTTGCTAAGATTAGCAAGAGAGATATTGTTGCATACCAACATTGGTTGATAAATGAAAACGGGAACTCTCCTGCGAGAGTACGCAGATTAAAATCAGCTATTTCATCACTGAGTAACTTTATAGAAAACATTTGTGATGATGATGAAGAGTTCGAAGGATTTCGTTCTATTGTAAGAAAAGTTGAAAATCCAAAGATACAAGCAGTAAGAGAAAAGACCGTTCTTGAAGATGAACAACTTGAAGAATTATTAAATTTACTTGTATCTAAAAAGAAATACGAAAAGGCTTGTGCCCTTGCACTTGCTATGTATTCCGGCAGAAGAAAGTCTGAATTGGTTCGATTCAAAGTTTCTGATTTCTCTGAGCAGAACTTAGTCTGTGGAGGTTCATTATATAAAACAACTGACACAATTAAAACCAAAGGTTTTGGTCTCGGTAAGTACATACATTGCTTTACTCTTGCCAAAAAGTTCAAACCATATTTTGACTTATGGATGCAAGAGCGTGAGAAGCTCGGCATAGAAAGCGAATGGCTATTTCCAATGAAAGGCGATTCGTCCAAACAGCTCAAACCTGAAACACTAAACAGTTGGGCTAACTCATTCAGTAATATGATGGGCGTTGACTTTTATTGGCATTGTTTAAGACATTATTTTACGACAAGCTTGGCTCGTTCAGGATTACCAGACGGAGTTATTCAAGAGATTGTTGGTTGGGAAAGTGCCGATATGGTTAGAGTTTACAAAGACTTAACTACCGAAGAACAAATCTCTCAATATTTTGATGAGAATGGTATTAAGGAAGTTAAGCCTACAAGCTTGAATGATTTATAATTATTTGGATGAAAGGAATTTAATATGAATAAAAGAGATTTTATTGAGCGTTTAGCTAAAAAGGAATATACCATTAAGGATGCAACAATTATCGTTGAAGACTTTTTAGATACGCTTGAAGAAATAATGGTCGAAGGTGAATCTGTGACATTCCACGGATTTGGAACATTCGGCACAATTGAACGCAAAGAAAGAAAAAGCACCTGTGTAAATTCTGGTGATACTATTCTTATTCCTGCATTTCGTTCTCCTAAGTTTGAAGCAGGTAAATCGTTAAAGCGTTCAGTTAGAGATGGATTAATCAGAAAGTAGTGATTGCGTATGCCTAAACAAAGCAAAGTAAGAAGCACTCGCATCACTGCTCCCATAAAACCAGAAGAAGATATGCGAGAATACTATTGCTGTACTTGTGGTAAAAAATATACGCGACAAAAAAATAATTTTCCTATGTCTCAAAGCCCTTTATATAGAGGGAATCACGGTTATATTACAACTTGCAGAAATTGTGTGGATGAATTATTCGACCAATATAAGCACGCAATCGGAGACGAAAAGGAAGCTCTTAGAAGAATTTGTATGAAGTTTGATATATATTGGAACGAAGAAATATATGGTATGCTCAGCAAAGCTAACACCAGTACTTCTCGTGTTCTAACTTATATCGCGCGAACAAATCTTTTAAAGTATCAAGGCAAAACATATGATGATACACTTGATGAAGAATATAATTCTGAACTACCAATCTACTTACAACCCACATCATTTAATGAGGATGATGAGCCAGAACACATTCAAATTGACGAGAGTGTTCGTGCGTTTTGGGGCGTGGGATTTAACGATGCTTGGTATGAAGAATTAAATTCACGATATGATTATTGGACATCACAATTCCCAAACGATTTTGAATTGGGTGTTGGAACACAAGCATTGTTACGACAAATATGTATCCTTGAAACACAGATTAACAAAGACTTGATGGCTGGCAAACCAGTGGAGAAACTGGTTAACTCACTTAACACACTACTCGGTAGTGCCAACTTAAAGCCAGACCAAATCAAGAAAGAAGAACCTATTGACTCTTCTATTGAGAATATGCCTCTTGGTGTAGGTATCAAGAAATGGGAAGATACAAGACCGCTGCCGGAAGTGGCTCCTGAATTTAGAGATGTTGACGGTATAGTAAAATATATCACAACTTGGTTCTATGGACATTTAGGTAAAATGGTTGGTATTAAAAACTTCCATAGCAAACTGTATGAGGATGAGATTTCGAGACTTCGTGTCGAGAAGCCTGAATACGAAGAAGACGATGATGAGTCAGTGTTCAACGATGTATTTGGAGGAGATTCAGATGAATGAGTCTACTGCCAAATCAAGAGAAAGTCGCATATTAGAAGGTATGGCAATATGGGCAAGCTTCTATAGATGCAACCCCCATAGGTTTGCAAAAGATTATTTAAACTTAAATTTAAAACTATTCCAAAAGATTTTGCTGTTTATGATGAACATATGTAACTACTTTTGTTACATTGCTGCTCGTGGACAAGGCAAGTCTTTTTTAATTGCAATTTTCTGTTGCGTGAGATGTATATTATATCCCGGAACAAAGATATGTATTGCTTCCGGTACACGAGGACAGAGTATTAACATTCTGGAAAAAATCAAAAATGAAATTATGCCTAACTCTGAGAACTTAAGAAATGAAATTCTCAATGTTCAGATATCAAGTACTAAGGCTAATATAGATTTCAAAAATGGTTCGGTAATAAAAGTTGTTACAGCTTCAGATACTGCCAGAGGTAATCGTGCTAACATATTAATATGCGATGAGTTTAGAATGATTGATGCCGACACAATTAGTACGGTACTTAAGAAATTCTTAACCGCACCAAGAATGCCCGGTTATTTACATAATCCAGAATATGCCCACTTATCTGAACGAAACAAGGAAATATATTTATCAAGTGCTTTCTTTAAAAGTCATTGGTGTTTTAGCAAAGTAACAGACTTCTTTAAGAATATGCTTGATGAAAAGAAAAAATATTTCGTATGTGGTCTTCCTTATCAGCTTTCTATTAAAGAGGGACTACTTAGCAAGGATGCCGTTATGGATGAAATGTCCGAGGCTGGATTTAATGAGATTAAATGGAGTATGGAAATGGACGCCCTTTTCTTTGGTGATGATGGCGGCACATTCTTTGAATTTGAAAACATTTCAAAGAACAGACGATTATCCTACCCTATGCTTCCTGACGATTTATCCTCAAAGATAAGTGATAAGAAAATACGAATACAGCCAAAACAAAATGGCGAAAAGCGAATTCTATCAGCCGATATTGCGCTGATGTCTTCAAATAAAAACAAGAATGACGCATCTGCTATATTTATAAATCAATGTATTCCTCAGAAAAACAATCGTTATGTGAATAATATTATATACACCGAATCTTCTGAAGGACTGCATACAGAAGACCAAGCTCTTCGTATCAGAAGATTGTTTGAAGAATATATGTGTGATTATATCGTTCTTGATGTTAAGGGTGTCGGCTTTGGTGTTTATGATGCTTTAATCAGAGATATGACCGACCCCGATACAGGTGAAATATATCCTGCTATTTCTTGTTGCAATAATTCTGAACTTGCTTCAAGATGTGTTTCCAAAAATGCCGACAAGGTTATATGGGCTATCAATGGTAGTTCAAAATTTAATTCTGACTGTGCCCTGTTTTTAAGAGAAGGGTTTAGAAGCGGAAAGATTAGATTGCTTGTAACCGAATATGACGGTGAAGAATTACTTGGAAGTTTAAAGGGATATCAATCATTGTCTGTTAATGACAAAATGTTTTTCCAGCTTCCTTATATCAACACAACTTTATTGATAAATGAGTTGATACATTTGCAACACGAGGAATCTGGCGGACTTATTAAAATCAGCGAGAAGAATGGAATGCGTAAGGATAGATATTCAAGTCTGAGTTACAACTATTATGTTGCTTGCCAACTTGAAAGCAGTATCCAAAAAACAAA